TTTTTAAGCAAATCATTTGTAAATAATTCTCTTGATGTCTCTAACGATACCAACCTCGCCGTCAGCTCTGTATATCCGAGCACGCCCATTCCAACGAGAATAATTAATGAGGCTACCGTCTTCATCGGCATCTGCACAGCTGCTGATTCAGATAATTTTAATGGTTTATTACTCATTTTCTTTTCTTCTGTCTTTTAGGTGTAAACAATTTGTCTATTAATTCACAAAATTTGTCTAGCCCTGCAAAGCATTTATATATAAATCTATCAATCATTTTTAGGTTTTGGTGGAGGGATTATATAGTCTTTTTTATCGATTTTCAACGATGGGTAGGAGGCTGGCCTTACAAATATAGCCAATAAACATAACAATATTATTAATATTGCTGTAAATCTGTAATCCATAACAATACCTCATTCTTTTTTTTCCTCAATCTCATAAAAGAAATTGTCGGTGTCTTGAGTCTTCCACGCACCTGTATCTTCTACGTTCCATTCATTTGTTTGTACCTTCCAGTCAGGAATATTGTCCTTAACGGTAAATGAAGGTAGGTCCCAAATGCATCTATTGTTTGGTTGAGCTGCATAATTGCCATCATCTAAGGCAATTATGTGTGCACACTTATGTTCGTGTGGTATTTCCGAATGATCGGTATCTAGTATATTACCATCTGGGTGTGCCCAGTCAACGGTAAATAAATAGCTACCATGATGCCACTGTTTATCTTTACCAATATATTTTCCTGAAGCTGCGCTTAAAATATTCCAACTAGTAACAGTAGGATAATAACTAAAAGAATTCCAAAGCTCCAGTTCATCAAGTCTTCTTTTTGGTACGTCTTCGACTTTGAAACCGCGTTGAATAAATGCACTAATAGGGAGGCGATAAAAGATTGCGCCATTTTCCATAATTGCGTGCCATAAGATAGCCCTACCACCCATAGATGAGATACCGAAGATAATACAGTCTTCGACTTCTCCATGATGTTTTTTAAGATCATATAAATACTCCTTTCGTATTTGTGCATAGGTAGCTGGAATGTTGGCATTAAGATAAGCCATTATTTTATTTCACCCCAATTTTTACCATGCTCATAATCTACTTTGTTTGGAACCTTTAATTCCACAGCAGATTCCATTATCTCAATAATTTGTTCTGCTTTTTCATCAGATTCAACAGAGATATCTACCTCATCATGAATTTGTATGTGAGGTATTATACCATTTTCATATAAAGCTACCATACTTTTTTTAGTCATGTCTGCAGCACTTCCTTGTATTAATTTGTTTAATGCTTTGTATGTAAACGCACGTTTAAGTGGTTCATCATATTCTTTTCTTGCCATCTCTAATGGTAATGGTTTGAATACACCAAATTGCACAGGTTGCCAAAGATCAAAATGACACGCACGACCTAACAGAGTTCTTATCTTACCTCTGTCTTCTGCTTTACGAGTAACATTATCCATAAGTTTTTTAACAAAAGGAGCTTTAGCATGATACTGTCTAATTAATTTTTCTGCAGATTCTTTCATCAAACCTAGTTCTGCCATTAATTTATTTTTACCCATACCATACATCAGGCCTAAATTAATAGTCTTAGCTTGCTTCCGTTCTATGCCTGCCATGTCGGCCACGACCTGGTGGAAATCAGCGTCTCCGGCGTTGTATGCGCCAACAATTTCATCAACTCCCTCTAAATTTTGTAGTTTTGCGTAATGTACTAAAATTCTAGGCTCTTGTTGTGAGTAGTCAAATGATCCCCATTTAGTATTATTTTCTGGAATAAAGATAGATCTAATCATCGGTCCTAATTCTGGATGTCTTGCTGGAATCTGTTGTAGATTAGGATTTGACATAGAGAATCTACCTGTCACCGTTCCGCCTTGATCTGATCTAATTTGATTTATGTCTGCATGTATTCTTCCATTAACTGCATGCTTAGTTATAGAATCTATAAATGTACTATGCGCTTTATTTATTTCTCTAGCTTCAGCTATAGCTTGTGGTAATTCATGTGGGTGGTTTTGTAAAAAGTTTTTTGTAAAGCTAGGTTCATTTGCTTTTTCTGTCCTGTCGTAGGGTAAACCTAATTTGTCAAATGCTTTTGCAATAGAACGAGCCGCGCTTATCTCTACGTCAACACCTGTTAAGTTTTTTATTCTACTTACAATCTTAGCTTCTCTTTCCATAAGATTATTTTTTAATTTATCAGCATGTTCAAGATCAACTCTTACACCTTTAAATCTCATGTCAACTAAACAAGGAAATAGTTTTGTCTCTAGGTTAAATACATCCATTAGTTCTTGATTGTATAATTCTGTACTAAGTCTTTGCCAAAGTTTTAATGTGGCTTCAGCATCACGTTCAGCATACTCACCTACATACATAGCAGGAAGTTTATATAATTCTGCTTTAGGATCTACACCATAATCTTTTGCAGCTTCTTCTAAAATCTTTTCGTTCTTACCTATACCTACATAAAATTTAGCTAACGTGTTTAATGCATAAGACAATCTATTCTCATCTATCAAAGACGCAGCTATCATAGTGTCAACAATCTTACCTCTAATTTTTATACCAGCTTGTCTAAGCCAACAAACATCATACATAGCATTATGAAATACAAAGGTAGTTTTCTCTTGATTAACTAATTCCTGGACCCACTCTAAAACAAGTTTTTTATCCATATTTCCACCACCCTCGTGTCCTATAGGATAATACCCTGACCAGCCTTCTACGGCCACCGCAACGCCTGCAATGTGCCCATTTCCACTAACATTACCTGATCCTAGTGATTTTAAATCCGGATCACAGGTTTCTAAGTCAATCGCAATTTCTTTTGCGCCTGATAAATCTTTAAGTTCATGTGGTGCTACCCATTCTGTTTCGGGTGCAAATAGGGGTATCTGAGTTCTTCTCATTCGTAGTCTCTCTCCTTCACCATCTCAAGATAGTGTATTGCTTTTTCTATATCTTGTATACCACCCTTCTTAGAGTGCCTACATATATACTTTATAGCGTTGCCTTCTGCAAAAAGCAACTTGTTTTCATTAATAAATTCAGCCGGTTGAATCTTCATATCTTTATAATGTTTCCCGCCGACCTGCTCTTCTAATGAGTTATAGGTTGTACCTTTAAACATATCTTTGTTTGTCATATTATATAAGCTCGATCAAAGTTTTTAGGATCTAACACATGCAATTCACGCTTCGCTCTCGTCGCGCCAGTATAAAATAATCTGTGTAATTCATCTGGATCATGACTCATAGTTTCTAGTGCTGCACCTGTAAGATCTTGTAACAATAAAACATTGTCGGCTTCTCCTCCTTTCGCTGCGTGTATGGTTGACATTTTTATACGAGGATTTTTATTTATCTGCTCACCATTCGCCCTCATATTACGAATGTAAGTTTCAGTGATGGGATCTAATCCATCAAATGATTCGTACCAAACTTTAGAAGTTATTAATCCATGTTGTTCTTGACATTCTTTTAGTGTATACTTCGCATCCGAATGCAAAGTTTTACCTTTTTGAAACCCAGGTAAAACATTACTTCCTAAATACTGATAAATATTTTTAATTTCTAAATGATTTAATTGATCACCTTTACGCCAATGTTCCCAATTATTTAATGCCAATAATAATTTTAATGATACAGAATTTATACCTTTGTATTGAAAGTACCATCCTTGAATCTCACACAAATCTTTTGCGTCTTCTAAAAAATAGTTTGCTGAAGATAAAACTAACCATTCACCTTTACTCATATCTACCTGTGTTATGTCAGAATATCTTTTTAATAATCCTTGTTCTGCTCTAGGTTTATATTCTTTATCAAATCTGTTTTGTACTTTACCTATTATTTTTTGTGATAGTTCATGTATAGGTCCTCCAGGAATCCTATAAGATTGATCTAATACTTTAATATCATTTACTTCTTCTTTCAGTGCAATAAAATGATCTACATCTGCACCAGCCCACTTAAATATAGCTTGGTCATCATCACCTGCTATGTATGTTTTGTTTGCTTTAAACCAAATCTTTCTTACCATTTCCCATTGTAGTAATGATAAGTCTTGTGCTTCATCTATAAACAAAGCTTCAAATTTATTTAGTGTTTCTTTTAACAAGAAGTCTTCTATTAAATCATTAAAGTCTTTTAGATTCTTTTCTTTTTTAAATCTTTTTAATTCTTCTGCTAACAAAAATAATGTGTTTCGTTCTATGTCTAATATATTTTTTCTAGAATCATAATATTCTAGTAAGTCCATTCTCTTTACAGCTGCCGTATTTATTATTGTAAGATACTCATTGTCTGAATTAAACGTACCATCTTCTGTAGAATATTTTGCAGTCTTAATAGGGATGCCACATTTCTGTCCAAATTCTTTATAGTCCTCTGTCTTCATCATTTTTTCTTTTGTCATTCCCAATTGATTGAATGCATAAGAATGAAGAGTTCTAAAAAATGGTAAATCATTTTCTATATCTAATCCAAATTTATCTGCAGCCCTGTTTGCTGCTTCTGTTGCTGCTTTTTTTGTAAAAGAAAAATAACCTATTTGTCTAGGCCTTATCCCATCTTTTAAAAATTCGTCCACTAAGTTTAACAACGTTGTTGTTTTTCCTGTTCCTGGTGGACCTAGTATTATTGTCTTCATACTTCTTTAGTTTCCTTTCTGCTATCTCTAGCTGTATTTGTGTTAGTTCTAACTCTTCTGTTAGTTCTTGTATTATTAATCTAAATCTTAAATGCCAATTTTTACCTACGTCTCTGTCATAAGTAGGAGGTTTGGACATTAGAAATCCTCCTGTTGATATGGTACTTTAGAAACAGCAGCTTCTAATTTTTTCATTGTTTTAATTTTAATTACTCTAGGTTGTTGTGATTTAACTCTAAGTCTTGTTTCTTCTACAAAGATACCTTCTAATCTTTTTATTAAATTACCTGTTTTAATTTTATCCATATCCCAGTTATTTTTTTTTAAGAATGCATAGAAATCTTCCATTCTAAAATATGTAAAGCCATCTTCTGTGTATGGTAGTTTATTAAATATATCATCTATAGTTCTTGCGGATTGTCTATTAGTTGTCCAATCTTGTAAGAGTCCTGTAATTTCATTGGTAGGATTTAAAGACTCTAATGGTTCTACCTCTTGTAGATTCTGCATCAAAGGTTTTAAAAAATGTTGTTTCCAATCTTTTGGTTTTGGTACTGGCACAACTAAGTTGGCTTGATCTAAACATGCAAGTGCAAACAAAGGTGAGCTGTATAATTGTTCTGTCTTTAATTCTATTCTAGTTTTATCTACATTTAAAAACCATTGTGGTGGTGTAGATGTATATTTAGTTAAACTTCCCAACACTGGCATTTCTTCTTCACCAAATCCTACACCAAATCTTTTTGTTCTACATAAACCAGACTGACATACTGCATTGATAGGTGCATCTTTACATCTGTACTTGTCATAACCTTTTCTGTTTACTGATTTAATTAATTGTTGAACCTCATTATTACTTAATGGTGGTTCCATAAATTTCATATTTGCTTTTACAATTTCATCTTCCCAACTATCTGGTGATGATTGTTTATAGTATACTGCTATATTAAATAATGCATTGTTCCTAGAGCCCTCACCAAAACCTGTTGTTGCAAGTTTATTTAAACAAGGTGGACCTCCAGGAAATGCTTCTTCTATTTTTTTCTTTTCGGTTTTGATTGCTTCGACTGTCTCTTTGGTACAAACAAATTTATCATAGAGCTGATAAAATTCTTCAAGTGAACAACCGGTGCCATTATCGTTGATAGCATAA